CCAGTACCACACCCGCAGTGTTTTGTCCAAAGTCACTATTGGCAATATTTTTCGCAGTTTCGGTGTTGGCCACATATGCAGCTACGTTTTTGGCAAACTCATACTGCTGCTGTAGCCCCTGCACCCCAGCATTTACGGCTGATTTGACTTCGTCAGGCGTGGCTTCTGCAAGAATGTCTAAGTATTGGCCGGGATTGTTGTCTTTGAGGTACGACATATCCGGCGATATGGCGACCGGCGAAATGGTAAACCTCGTAACTCCAGACTCGTTAACAGTTGGACCTTCAGCTGTTTTTGAAAAAGTAGGGTCGTTTACGTCAAACGCTTCTTCTGGAAGCACTGTAAGACCATTGGGACCGTCACTAACTGGACCTGATAGTTTGTATAGAACCTCTCCTGTTGCACTCGTAATCGTCTTTTCATAATACGAGCCATTGAATCGCTCTACTTCACTTACGATAGCGCCGTATTCACTGCTCCACTTTGGCACGGGGATAATAACGTCTATTTTGCCCCATTCTAGCAAACCTTCAGCATTAGGACGTGCTATCGCTTTGCCAGTAAGGATGTCCTCAGTGCTTACACCCTCACTCTTTGTAATCGTTTGGGCCTCGTTGTTTACAACGCTATCCGCAGCCAGCTGTACTTTTACGCCATCTGGCAGGTCGTCAAAGTCCACTTTTGACAGGTCTACCCCTTCAAGCACGGGGTAATCTGCCACTATTTCAGCCATAGCCTCATCGCTAACGCTGTCGAGTACGTCCTGCGCCAGCTTATCTCGCAGTGTGATAGCTAGTGCTGCAGATCCATTTTCAATGTCGCGCACCGACTGCAGGTTGCCGTTGCCGTAGAACAAAGTTTGATATCTGAGAAACTTCAACTGGTCAGGAGACAAGTCGGTTACGTTTAACCCCAGCGCCTCCAACGTACCTGTCATGGACGAGACCAGCGCGTTATCTAGTTCTTTGATATACTGTTCTTGGTTTACGGGCAGGTTCTGGTCTTTGCCTGTGGTAAGCCAATGATACGTAGTATCGGCATCACTCATGCCCCTTAAACCGTTAACAGCACGGTATTCGGCAGCATCGAACTCGTCGCCTGTCATTGCACGCACAAACGTGTTCTGTACCGCGTTGGCAACAGGAACTAGCTCATCATCCAGTTGGTCCCCCGCAGAAACAAGCGAGTCTTTTTGCGTCTCGTACTGATTTGTGAGGTTCGTAATGAGCGTGGCTTTTGTATCAAGTTCAGCTTTTAGCGTGTCTGTGCTGGGCTTGAATGTCTGCGAATAGTACGCGTCAGTTTGTTGAGAATATGCGTTAAAATCTCTAACTGCAGCGTTGTAGTCCGCCAGAATACTTCTGTATCTGTCTTCTCCTGCAGAATCAGTGTACCCAGACGCAGCCTGTAACTGCGCACGCAAATTATTTACTGTCTCTAACTTGCCATCGCGAATACCTATTCTACGATCTAGTTCAGCGATATACCCGTTGTATCTTTGCGCTATGGCTGTGTAATTTGCGTTTTCTTCGTCAAGTTTATTAGCAGTAGCCTCTACCTTTTGGTAAGTGCCCCTTACCTTATCGATAGTATTCTTTACTGATTTGTCGAGTACCTTATTTAACTCTTGCTTGCCGTAGGCGTTTATTGAGCCATACAAGGTATCTGATACATCAGCACCGCTAAACGTGGCGTTTGTAACGTTTTGGATAGTTGTGGTAAGCGCAGCCAGCTCAGACTCCGATAGTGAACTGTCGGTATCTAAGTAGGTTTTTACAGTTTCTGCAGTAATTTTGCCTTTTAGTACCGCCCCCATAACTACGTCGCCGGTAATCTCTTTGCCGGTTAGCGCAGCCTCCAGTGAGTCAGCCAAAACATTCTTTACTGTGGGGTATTCGTCTAGGAAGCTAGTAGCATCACTTACGGCGTATGCAGCACCGCCAACTGCACCCCCGCCAGTGGTGCCTCCACCAGTGCCAGTGCCATCTCCTTGAGTAGCCTCCGTGAGCTTTTCGTCGATGTAGCCTAGCCCAGCTTGCACGCCAGCCTTGATGCCGCCGGTAATGAACGCCTGCACGGGGTCTTCGCCTAACACCGCTGCAGATGCGGCCTGCCCCGATGCTGTGCCAAGAATAGTAGCTGCGGTCTCGTTAACGCCTGCAGATACAGCAGCTTCACCAGCATACTGCCCCGCGTAGCTACCTACTTGCTGCGCCACATATGCTTTGGCGGTGGCTTCCAGAATATCACCAATATCCCCACCATTTTGTGCAACGTCAGCGCCTTCAATAAGGGGTATGGCCCACGCGTTGCCTGTAGCTACAGCAGCCACTGTGGCTATGGCTTTTACCGGATCGTCTTCAACAGCATCTATAACGTCGTCAACAGCATCAACGACGGGATCCACAATTTCGTCTACTGCCCATTCACCAACGTCACTTACTACGTCTCCTACCCACTCGATAGGCGCAGTAATGATGTCAACTGCGTCATCAATAACGTCACCCATTACGCCAAGCCCTCTAGTGGATCGTCACCAATTTTTATCAGCAACGCGTATTTATTGTCTTTTGCCTTGCCTACGTACAGTTCAGTATCAGTACGAGACAGTTTCTTCTGCAGTATCTTAACAGCGGACAGAAGCGCTTCATCAGAAAACACTGTCGAAAAGTGCGTGATGCCTTTGTCTTGTAAGTATGCGCCGTATTTTATGATGTTCGATATGTAGTTTTTGGCAGTATCTACATTGAGCGGCCTGCCTGCCATTTTTGTTTTGTTCTTACCTGTACCCTGATGCGATATAAAAACAGTGTTGCCAATCGCAACAGTATCTGAGTTCGGCATAGAGCCTTCTTTTACCAGCGTCAGCATAGCAGTCTTTAGCGGCACCGTGTTGCCCACTTTTCCACGCTCCATGTTATTCAACGCCATAACAAGGATAGTGGATATGTCCAGCTGCTCTTTTTTGCTGTCCACGGTCTGCACTAGCTGATCTCCAGCACGCTAGCAATAACATGCAGGCGGTTACCCGTAGCTGCAGTTACTTTTATCGCTTCTCCTGTTTGTACAACAAGCGGAGCTGTCAATAGTTCTACTGTAGCATTTGCACTAACAGCTTTAGTTTTAAACAGGCTGAACACATTGCTGGAAGCATCGGTGAGCGTGACCGTTATGCTATCAGCATTACCAGAGTCTTCAGACACGACAATCGACTTGATAATCGACGTGGTAAGCGATGGTGCCGTGTACAGCGTAGTTGCACTAGCTGTGGTCAGGTCTTTTTTTGCGTTCACGTATACGTTTGGCATCAGCTCATAAACCAGCTCACCGCTTCTGCTCTGTCGGAAACAGTAGCATTACGGATAGCCGTATCCAGTTGTGTGAAATACAGACGAAGGGTGTTGTTCATCTGGTCGAATGTCTGCCTGTCATACTCGTAAGGTGCGTTGGGCAGAGCTGGTACTCGGAACAGAACTCCGTATTTAGTATTATCTACTGCCATTACCGCCTCCCATCAGGCCGCATGTCTATTCGTGGCGCACCCAGCTGCCACGTAACTCCAAGTGCATCAGACTCTATCCGCATGGACATCTGCCTGCCGCGTACGCGTATATCTATTCTATCTGTGTAGGCTTCTACAGGAGACGTAGCACTGCGCGTTACGGTAGCGTTGTTTACGCCCCCTGCAGATCTTGGCGAGTTATAGCCTGAACCAGAACTTGCTAGCGGGTTCAGCGTCATTGTTACTACAGGACTGTCAGCTGTAGACCCATCAAACGTAATATCAGGCACCACACGATTGACCAGCGCAAACTTATGGCCGTCATCCAGATCAAACTGAGCAGACTCTACAAAAGCACTGATCGCAGTTTCTGTGGCCGTCTCGTTGTCGTTGATACCATCTTCATGGTTCACGAGATTGTTACTGTATGTAGCAGCCAGTGGGCTTGTGCGTAGTCCTGAGTCAAGCCACGCCGTACGCCCCAAAGTGCCGTAGTACCAGATGTTCTCTAGGTAGTTGTAGATTACATACTTGTCGATTGTGTTAGCTCCGGCAGAGCAGTAGAACCACCAGATTTCATGAAACGACTCATTAGTGCCTGCGTGCACCTGCTCATACTGCTGAGCATTAAAGTCGTTGAACACATACTTACGGACATCACAGGGCAGCGGCTGCGAACGGCCGTCGTACATATAGAATTTGTCCGTGCCCATCCAGTACGCCACACCGTTCGCATACGCTACAGAGTTCTGAGATACGATAGAGATATTCTCACCAACCAGTGACGCGGTCCACACAGCAGGTGCACCAACATACTGCAGGGAGTACAGTGACGAGTCCGACCACACCAAGACCTCCTGACGGGCCTGACGTGCGGCTACAATCTCTGTGCCTTTAGACAGTCGCAATGATCCAGCCTGATTAGTAGCTGATGGCGTCCAGTTAACCGCATCTTCCTGATCTGACCACCGCACCAGCATCGGATCTACAGTAGAAGTGCCAAGGTCGTTTGTTCCGAAACAGAACACAAACCTGTTAATGTCTGACACAAGAACAATATTTTGTGAGGTCGGCACATCTGACGCGCCTGACAAGCTAGACAGCAAAACGGCGCGGGTGGTTACGCCATTTGTTGCGTCTCAGTAGTACACCGATCCACCACGATGCCCGAAAACAAGGTCTTCACCAAAGTTAGCTTGGTTCCACAGGCGGAGACTTTCTGTGGTAGTGCCGCCAGTACCCCAAGTGCCTTGCCCCCAAGTTCCACCGCCCCAACCAGTAAGAGGCACCACGTAGGGTTGTCCTGTGGCCAGCTGATACGCGCCCACAGTAGAAGATCCACCATTTCCAGTGTCAGACGCATTGGCAGTGAGAGTGCTACCAGACGTATCTTTTGCAGCTATGGTTTAGGTATCAACAAAGGGCACGGTAGCAATTTGATACTCTTGATTAAGAGCCGCCGC